AACTTTAGGTAATCAAAGCTTTCCCCATTTCGATATTTCTCATTAAAATCAGGCATCATATCTAATGCTTTAGTAAAAAATTGCTGTTCGGCGTTAGATTCGGCTCTCTCCCATTCCTTTAATGTAGCAATAAATGATTGAATAGTGTCAGTAGGATCTGTAATTCGTCCATTATGAAGGTCATGAAAATCATTTACTGTTTTCGGTAAGCTACTAGCTAAATTAGTTTCATAGGTCTATCCCCAATTTTTATATTCCGGATGAGAACCATGAAGCCCTCCATATTTTAGACTACTAAAAAATACATAATTTTGCCAATCAGTTATAGGAGTCCAGTTATTGGTAGCCATATTTTTTCACCTCACACCGGCGGCCTCATCAAATCACACATTCGCGCTACAGCGCCACGCTCTGACTTAATAAGTTTAACCATACCAAATAGAGGTTCTCCCGCCAAATTTTCAATCATTGATCTAATGCCATTGTTGGCCTCGAATTTCGGGTTATCAATTTGCGCTACATCACCGCAGAAGATAATTTCACTTGTTTCTTCAATACGACTAAGTAACAATGTAACCAATTTATCGGTCATGTTTTCGCATTCATCGCATAACACAATAGAGTTCTTTATACTGCGGCCGCGAATATGAGATAAAGGATAAATTTCTACTAATCCCTCGCTTATAAGGCTATCAAGCATTTCCTGTCCGCCCAAATGGTCAGCTATAGGGCCACCCCAAATAGACATTTTAGACTGCTGATCGCCAGGCAGATAGCCAATATCTTTTGTATCTGCTACAATAATGTTATTGCGAATAAATACAAGTTTCGCGTAAGTACCACGTGCAACCTGATCCAATGCATAGTTTAGCGCCAGCATCGTTTTACCACTGCCCCACGCGCTAGTAAGTAATTTAACTTTAATATTTGGATTTTGTAGCATATCAAAGGCAAGCTTCTGTTCTAGATTGCGAGGACGAATCGTTTCTCCAGTATAAACGTTTTTTATATCCTTATATTTTAGCGGCCTATATTCATTACCATCCCAAAATAAAATGGTCTTTAGCTCGGTGCCTTCATATACTTCTGCAAACTCATTTGTCTTGCATCCCAGAACGTTGATTTTTGGGTCTTCGCTGAGAGAAAGCCAAATATCAGGGGTTGGATAATATTTACCGTAGCCGCAATATTCATCCTGCTGTTGCTTACTTTTGATATAATAAACAGGATAAATGTATGAAAGTTGTTGCGCGAAAGCATAAAGAGCTGCATCACTTGTAATAAACTCTACTTTATCACAACTACGCCGCGCCAATTGATATGCGGCGGCAAGAATATAGTGATCGTTAATTTCACTTAAGAAGCCGTGCTTATGTATAATTTTATTTAAATCCTTCTGCCTGGGAGTTAAATAATTTATATCATATCTCCCATTAATAATAGCCCGCACCGCGGTGCGAGCCTTAAACTTAATATCCTAATCTTTATGAGCAGAATTTTTAATAGATTCTAGTTCGGTTAAAACTAAAGGCGAAATAAAAACAGAAGAATATTCTTCTAAAGCGCCATTTAAAATTGCCGAGGTATCTAATACGTGTAAAGTCATTATTCTTCACATCCAATAATTTCATCAACTAGATTTAATTCTTTCATTTCATCAGCATGCAGATACCATTGATGGCGCGTCTTAGCGTCGTATTGTTCTGCGGTAATATTAGTATTATCAATAATAAATTGGCGAATATCCAAATCTAGACGATGATTAAAATTCATAATATCTTCGACGGTTTTACTTTCTCCAGTGGGTAAACCAACATATCCATCGTGAATCAGAGCAAAAGTGCTTGGATAACAGATACGATGAACGTTATCGTTCTTGCCACCTGCCGCGAGTAATACTGTAGCCATAGAGGCTGCATAACCTGTTACAATAACATTAAGTCTCTTCTTATAAGTTGTTAGATAATGCGCCAAGAAGAAACCATCTGTGACGGAGCCACCCTCTGAATTTAGAATCAGCGTAACTGGTTCATTGCTATTGTCATTTTCAAAATCTCGTAGTGGAATATAGATACTTTCTACAATACTGTTATCAATCTCGTCATTGAAGACAATAGTGCGATGATTGAATAGCTGATTGAAATACTGATAGGTTACAGGGTCATAATGTAAATCGTCATTAAGATTAATTGTAATTTCTGGCATATTATACTCCTCGCCGTAATTAATTACGACTTAAAATTTTTGATAGAGTGCAATCTTTGGGGTCAATATCACCCTTTCGGATTGACCTAATATAGGGGTGCCGTACAGAAATATCTTCGTGCGCGGTTGAAACCATCATACCACCGATTGATAGAGGACATAGATACCATTCATCAAAGTTTTGCCGCAATGATTCTTTCATTTCATCGGTTAGACCAGCTACATTACATAGCGGAATTAGGCGCCCATCATTGTCATAAACGCTGACTTCAATAGCTCCACACCAGCCGTTCCAGTAGTTTTTAGAAACAGGCTCATAAGGGCCGCCAAGTTGATAGTCAGTGAAGAATAAGCCGTGACATAGCTCGCCGGTGCGGGTATTTTGCCACAGTTCCCAATGAGCAATATCGTCGCCTTTATAGTTGCGCTCGCAAGGAATTAGTTTTGTGATAACGCAATCAATGCCTTCACTAATTTCTTGCTTTACTTTTAAAGAATCCCAAGCGTGAGGTCCGCGCAGTCCGGGAATATAAAGTGCATCCTTTTTATAACAAACGGCGCCTTCTCCGCCATTGCGGAAAATTTCTTCCATTTCTTCAAAAAAGGTATCTGTCATATGATAATAAGTAACACCTTCAACCAAAGGATTGTTAATTTTATTTACTACTTTGGAAATATATTTAATACGTTCTTCAAAACCGCTATCCATAAGATTGCAGCCTTCATAACAAAGAACATCAAAAATGCGCCAACGAAGTTTTTCTTCCTTTTGCCGCGCCAGAGCTTTCGGGCCCAGACAACGCAAAATGGATCCAATATCACGGTCAATCTTACCTGGAAGATATACTTCACCGAGAATTACGGTTGTGCCGTGAAACGCTTTTACAACATCATCCCAAAAGAAAACTTTATCTTGCACTTCACCATAGGTACCAGTTTTCTTGCTGATGCCGCGAGTTTGCAGAGCAGAACGTTCGGGAGTAATAACAGCTCTTGTCCAATTTCCATCTGTCTTAAGGCCGTAATAATAGTTGCCGCTTCTAATCATTTCTTCAATTTTAAAACGCTTTGCCTCTGGCGTCATAGAAGCTGGCGCCGCCCAATATTTCATCGGCTCACTTTCAAAATAATTCATTATTCAACCCTCGTCATCATATCTACTAAATGTTTAGCTTGATTTTGCAGTTTATCAATACCTGGCGAATTTATAATTTTATAATCAAAATATTTCCAATCATCCAAAGATGTTTCGCTTGGATGCTGCATTTGTTCTTTAGTCATAAGCGGATTCGCATAAGGCAATCCATCTTCCGTGATACGATTAATTCTAATGATTGCATGGTCTAAATTATATTGACATGTGACTTCAATCTCATTAGGAAAACGCGCATCAGGAATAAACGCAAAATCAAAATCTTTACTAACTGCCGCGAGGAATCTTGCAACACATTCTGCCCAATAATTTGGGTCATAGGTGCGCACGCGGTCGGTGCCTAAATGTTGCAGAAGAGTCCTGCCAGTTTCATCCTTTATACCGTCCCAATGATAATATTCGCGCGCATAAAATTTAACTAAATCCGCGAAATGAATAGTCATACAATTATAACCTTGCGCTTCCAAATTTTTCTGCATAATGGCGGCTAAAGCGTCTTTTCCGCTGCCGCTTTTACCGCTGATTAGTACTACTTTCATTGGCTGCCTCCACTTTTAAAGCAATGTAAAATCTGATAAAATCTTTCTCTATTTCTGTAGGGCAATTGTTTGCGTAGTTAGATATAAGTTCTGCCGCGGTAGGTAAATCATTGGTAGCCAATGTTAAATCTATAAAAAATTGATGCTACTCGCGTTTTTCTCGGGGGATTTCTGTAAATAATTCGGTCATAGCTTTTCTCCTTTTTGTAATTTACCAAGTAAATTAACAAAAGCCTGAACTTCTTCTCGTGTATCTAGACGAATTTTAATTCTAGGGCGAGGTTCTTGTGTCTCTTCGGGGTCTGGAAGATTAAAAATATAATATGTTTCTAATTCTTCCGCCTCTTCTGGCGGGATAATACGAGTAGCAAAGAGTGTTCCTTTAGTGCTACTATATAATTTTATATGCGTATACCCATTTTCTTTTACCACTTCAGTTCGACGTGCTGTAGGTTTAATGCTATCTATAAAACCTACGTATTCATCGCGGTCTACCTAATAAATACTATTATCCATTTTGTCCTCTCCAATTTATCTTTAATTTATCAGCTTCCCTTTGAGCCCTCGTATCGCATTGTTCATTCCAAAAAACACCAGCATGCCCTTTTACTTTTCGGAATGAGTACCAAAAATTATCAAAATAAGGAACTATTTTTCTCCATAGGTCTTGATTAGCCACGGATTCACCTTTGGAATTTACCCAGCCATTTAGCATCCATTTTTCATACCAATGCTGGTCGTAACAGTTAATTACATACGCTGAATCACTGTATATTACAATACGTTCACTTGGGGCTCTATTTTCTTTGAAGTATTCTAATGCGCTAGCGATGGCGTTTAATTCCATTCTTTGATTCGTGGTATTAATTTCGCCATCGCTAGCTTCATAAATTATTTTACCATCTCGTACAGCGATGTAGCTCCATCCGCCAAAAGTCATATGGGCACCAATTTTTTTACAAGACCCATCGGTGTATACATCGACTTCAATTATTTTTTCTGTACTGCGACGATCTTCAACCATTCTGTTATCCTCCATTCTTTATTATATTATATAATAAAAAGGAGAAAAAGTCAAATTTATTCCGCATCTACAAATTCGTCCTTGAGTTCAGGTAGACCCGCAATACTAGTTAGTAAACTTAGAATACCGGCTAGTAAGGACGCACTGCCAACCATAACCCAGTTGACTTCACTCATAACGGCACTAGTACCAATAGTAGCTACAGCAGTTTGTGCTACAGTCTTTAAAGCGCGGACGCCCGCGGCCTTAATCCATTTCTTAAACTTCTCCATTTAAATCACCCTTCTGTTTTAATAGTTCTTCTTCACTTTCTGGAAGAGCCATAATTTCATTATAATAGCGCTCTCCTTGCCCATTACCATGAAGTTCATCGTGGTATATGTGATAGATTTTTTCGATTTCCCTTTTTTCCTCTGGCGACGCCCATCCTCTCTTTGTGACTAGACGGACACGTTGATGATGCAAGGTATCAAAGAGCTCCATTTTCGTTCCCATGCCGACTATCTCTAGTCGGCCATTTATCTAACAATTTTGCTATTCAAGAACATCGACTTTTTCATTAACAGCCGTAAGTCCTTTCTATATCTCTGTCACAACAGACTAGATATGAGACAATTTTTTACCACTATCTTTACAATTATTAAGAAATTCACTCAACTATTCATTGCGTTTCTTCCAATTGTAATAAGTGTTAGGAATTTTTTTAAAAAATTCCAGAACCTTATTCATGACTGAACACCCCCAAAATAAAAAATGGGCAATGACCTCAGTCATCGCCCCCGTGATTACCACTAACAAGTGCAATCAAAAATATTCCGGCGCATGTCCCGACGAAAAATGCGCCTAAAAGCCACCATGCGCTAATCATTTTTGTAGCCCCCTAATTTTATATTTATCACGCTCTAAAATACCGTTTCTGGTCATTAAGAACCCTGTAATTTCCATAGCATCACAATCCAAAACATAGATATAATTTGAGAAGGCAGTGCCGCAATCCATATCTATGCGCAAACTATTATTATTAAAATAAGTTGCTAAAGGCCGGCAGCAATTTCTCTGGATTATTTGCACTGGTGTATGACC